CAAGAAAGGCCTTAAGAAATGGGAGATAGAACTTGGACTGCATCATCAAGAACTAGGATTGCCATGGGATGAACCAGTTGACGAAAAAGATTGGTCCAAAGTAGCAGAGTACTGCGATAACGATGTCATATCCACGGAAGCAGTGTTCAACCACCTTCATGGAGATTTCAAGGCGCGAGAGATTCTAGCAGATATTGCTGGAATGACGGTAAATGACTCTACCAACAGCCTTACTACCAGAATCATATTTGGTAATGAAAAGAAACCGCAACTAAATTGGTATGATCTGGCAGAGGAGTTTCCAGGTTATGAATACAAACAAGGAAAAAACTTGTATCGAGGAATTGACATCGGTCGAGGCGGCTATGTATTTGCAGTACCTGGGATGTATGCACATTCTAAAACATATGATGTCGAATCCATGCATCCACGCTCGCTTATTGAAGAGCGATATTTGGGAGATTACACCGATAAATTTGAGGAATTGGTCAACATTAGACTGCTCATCAAACATGAAGATTATGAATCTGTTGGAAAATTGATGAATGGAAAGCTAAAGCCATATCTTAAAGACAAGAGCGAGGCCAAGGCGTTGTCTACTGCACTTAAAACTGCAATTAATAGTGTATACGGATTGACGTCGGCTACATTTCCAAACCCATTTCGAGACAATAGAAATAAAAACAACATTGTGGCGTTGCGCGGCGCTCTATTCATGAAAACTTTACAAGACGAAGTCGAGGCGCGAGGGTTTACTGTAATTCATATTAAGACAGACTCTATTAAAATAGACAGGCCAACAAAAGAAATAGAAGATTTTGTTATTCAATTCGGAAAGAAATACGGATATAATTTCGAAGTGGAATCCGAGTGGGATAAAATTTGTCTAGTTAACGACGCTGTTTTCATCGGCAAGCAAAGTTCTAATTCTCCAGATGCGCCATCAAAATGGACTGCGACTGGAGCACAGTTTAAACAACCATATGTATATAAGTCTTTATTTTCTAAAGAACCGATAGAGTTCGAAGATTGCTGTGTAACGATGACTACAAAAACAGCATTCTACCTAGACATGAATGAGGCACTTCCAGAGGGTGAGAGCAACCCAGTATTTGTTGGTCGTGCCGGATCATTTTGCCCAATAAAGTCTGGGTATGGCGGTGGTCTTTTAATGAGAAAGGAGACCGATGGAAGACTGTCCGCTGCGACCGGTACCAAGGGATATAGATGGCGTGAATCGGAACTTGTGAAAGGAACTGAGGATGAAAAACACATAGATTATATTTATTTCGAGAATCTTGTTGACGAAGCAATAACGGATATTTCTAAATTTGGGGATTATGGATGGTTTGTATCAGACGATGGCGGAGATATCCCGTGGTACATGCCGTGTGGAGATCCAAAAGAGGAAAATTGTTTTGAATGCAGTCGATATGATTCAGAGCATGAGTTATGCACATTAGGATTCGATATTTCGGAAATTCTGTTGAGAAAAACAAAGGAGATTAATAATGACTAACAACGAAACTTTTGCGAACATTAATATTTCTGATGCACGCTTCATTTTTTATACGAATTTCAAGGGTGCTCCAGGCCCTTATAATAACGAAGGTGATCGTAACTTCAATGTTCTTTTAGATCCAGAATCGCTCAAGCAAGCTGAAGAGTATGGCATGAATGTTAAATACACCAAGCCTCGCGATGGTGAAGATCCGATGCCATATTTGAAAGTAAACGTTGGGTTCAAGTTCAGAGCCCCTCATATCGAGCTTATTAATAGTCATTGCAAGCGACTTCTTACGGAACAGAACATTGGCATTCTCGACGATTATGAGTATGAGCATATCGATATGGTGATTCGCCCGAATCGCTGGCGTCGACCTGATGGGTCTAGCGGCGTGAATGCATATTTGCAAGCTCTATACGCTGTTGTGGTGGAGGATCCTTTCGTATCCAAGTATTATGATATTCCCGATGTAGAATCGGAGGAATAATAGTGATAGAGCTATATTCTCATCAGAAGAAAGCTCTAAATGAATTGAAAACCGGCTCCGTCTTAGTTGGCGGGGTCGGTTCTGGAAAATCTATGACGGCGTTGGCATATTTTTACGATAAGGTATGCGGAGGCAGTTATTCGACAGGCAGTATTCCATTGAATCCAACTGATTTATACATAATAACTACTGCTAGAAAAAGAGATACTTTGGAATGGGATGCAGAATTTGCAAAATTTGGTTTAGCAAAAGACCCAGAAATGAGTACGTGTGGAATAACAGTAGTTGTTGATTCCTGGAACAACATAAACAAATATATCGATATTGAGAATGCATTTTTCATATTTGACGAGCAGAGAGTTGTTGGATCTGGTACATGGGTCAAGTCATTTTTGAAAATAACAAAGAAAAATGACTGGATTCTTTTGTCGGCAACTCCTGGCGACACATGGTCTGATTATATTCCGGTATTTATAGCAAATGGGTTCTATAAAAATAGAACTGAATTCTTAAGAAGACATGCTGTGTTTTCTAGATTTTCTAAATACCCCAAAATAGATCGCTATGTGGAAACTGCTAGATTGGAAAGATTAAGAAAATTAATCTTAGTAACAATGCAGTTCAGAAGAAATACTATAAGACGAACAATCGATGTCGATGTAAGTTATAATGAGGATATTTATAAAAAAGTTTCTGTTGATAGATGGGATCCTTTCAAGAACGAGCCGATAAAAGATGCCGGTCAAATGTGTTACACTTTGCGGAAAATAGTAAATAGCGATTGCTCAAGAGTTGACGCGGTAGTTAGATTATCATATTTCCATGAAAAGATAATCGTGTTTTATAATTTGGATTGTGAGTTGGAACTTCTGAGAGAAATAAAAGACAGCATTGTTCCTGGGACTCAAATTGCAGAATGGAATGGGCATAAGCATGAAATGATACCATCATCGGATCGATGGATTTATTTGGTTCAGTATACTGCTGGTTCTGAAGGATGGAATTGCATAGAAACCGATACAATCATATTTTATTCGCTGAATTATTCTTATAAAGTAATGGAGCAAGCTGCTGGAAGGATAGATAGAATAAACACTCCATTTAAAGATTTGTATTATTATCGATTGTTGTCAAAGTCGTCCATAGACAAAGGAATCATTAGAGCATTAAAGAAAAAGAAAAATTTTAACGAATTAAGCTTTACGAATGTCATTTTTTCTTAATTTTTTTACTCGCATAAAAAACATTGACTTAAATAGGAGGAGAATCTTTTTTGGCGTAAATGTCTTAAAAGATACTTCTCCTATTATTTTTTACACCCGTTTTGATTTTTGCTAGAAAGGAGGCGGAATGACTAAAGAAGAACGAAAATTTCAAGCAGAATTAATAAAAGAGTTAGAGGATATTTTTGACGGATGTGTTATTTTAAAAAATGACCCAACTTATAAGCAAGGAATTCCAGACCTCCTAGTTTTATACGGCGATAGATGGGCTATGTTAGAATGTAAACGGCATACATCTGCTAAACACAGACCAAACCAAGATTATTATATTTCTAAACTTGGCGATATGTCATATGCTAGTTTTATATATCCTGAAAATAAAGAAGAGGTGTTAGATGAACTTCAACAAGCATTTGGAATTAGAAGGTAAACACGCATTTCTTGGGGCTAGCAAATATTCTTGGTTGCGATATTCTAGAGAAAAACTAGAAGAAGCATATTTAAATCAACAAGCAAAAATAAGAGGCACTGAGTTACACGAGTTTGCAAGTCAGTGCGTTAAGCTTGGACAAAAACTTCCTTCATCTCATAAGACCCTAAACATGTTTGTGAATGATGCGATCGGATATAGAATGCATACAGAACAAATTTTATATTATTCTGAGAATTGTTTTGGTACAGCAGATGCGATATCTTTCAAAGAAAAAGGCAAGAAATTAAGGATTCATGATTTAAAAACTGGATTCACTCCGGCTTCCATGGATCAATTGCTTATATACACTGCGTTGTTTTGCTTGGAGTATGCGAAAGATCCTCATGAATTGGACATCGAACTTAGAATATATCAAATGGACGACATAGTTATATATGTGCCGGAAACTGTAGAAATTCTTCAAATAATGCAAAAAATAAAAGATTTTGACCGAGCCATATTCGAACTAAAGGAGGTGGAGAACGGATGGAAATAAAAGCAAGCGAGTACGATTCATATTTAATACATTATGGAACTCCTCGCCATTCCGGTAGATATCCATGGGGGTCTGGCGACAATCCCTATCAAAGAAATGCTAGCTTTAGATCGCACGTTCTCGATCTTCGAAAAAAGGGCATGACCGATGCGGAAATTGCTCGCGGAATGGGTATGACAAGAAACGAATTAACTGCTAAAATGTCGCAAGCATATGCTGAAAATAGAGCCCGCGACGTTGCCACTGCGCAAAAGCTTTTTGAAAAAGGATATTCTAAAGTAGCCATAGGCAAAAGAATGGGCATTGGCGACACACAAGTAGCTAATTTATTAAATACTAATATTCAAGATAGGCGAAATAGAGCAACGAATACTGCATCTGTCTTGGAAGATTTTATTAAGAAAAATGGCGGATATTTAGACGTCGGTCTTGGTGTGGAAAATTATTTAGGTGTAAGTTCCTATACTTTGGGTAATGCTTTAGTATTATTAAAAGAAAAAGGATATGAAGTCCGATCGATAAAAGTAAAACAAATAGGTACTGGCGAACTTACTACCATGAAGATACTGGCGCCAGAAGGTACTACTGCCGCGGATATTCAAAAAAATAGAAAAGACATTAGAATGATAGACGCGCCATTCACCGATGATGGCGGAAGATCGGTGCTTGGTTTAGAGCGTCCAGTAGCTATAGACCCAAAAAGGGTAAAAGTTAGATACGCGGATGAAGTAGCTCCAGATGGATCTAAAGGAATTGATAAAGATGGTGTTATAGAATTAAGAAGAGGCGTCGATGATATTTCATTGGGAAAAGCAAATTATGCTCAGGTTAGAATAAATGTTGGCGATACTCATTATATAAAAGGAATGGCCATATATTCTGATGATTTGCCAAAAGGGGTGGATATTTTATTTAATACAAATTATAAATCAGACACACCTATGATGGGAACAAAAGACAATACTGTTTTTAAGCTAATGAAACGCGACAAACAAACGGGTGAGATTGATTGGGACAACCCCTTTGGAGCTACAATAAAACCAGAAGAAACGTTAAATATGGCTAGGCGGCATTACACCGATAAAGATGGAAATAAGAAATTATCGGCAATAAATATTGTAAATGAAGAAGGCGACTGGGAGACATGGGCTCCGACGCTATCGTCTCAATTTTTATCAAAACAAAGTCCTGCAATGGCTAAAAAACAGTTAAAATTAGTTACCGATGCTAAACAAGCAGAATTTGATGAGATAATGTCTCTTACAAATCCTACAGTAAAAAAGAAACTTCTTCAAGAATTTGCTGATAATTGTGATTCCGCAGCTGTCCATCTTAAAGCCGCCGCTTTACCGAGACAATCCAATCACGTTCTTCTTCCTGTCCCTGGATTAAAGGATAATGAAATCTATGCCCCTAATTTTAGAGAAGGCGAGATGGTTGCTCTTGTTCGGCATCCTCACGCTGGAAAATTTGAAATACCAGTTCTTAAAGTTACTAAGAATAATGCATCTGCTAAAAAAGTAATTGGTCAAAATTCGCCAGATGCTGTTGGAATAAATTCTACAGTTGCTCAACAATTATCGGGCGCTGATTTTGACGGCGATACAGTGCTCGTTATACCAATGAGGGGCACGGATTTGAAGGCATTAAAAGCTCGCCCAGGTCTTATCGGATTCGAACCAAAAGAAAAATACCGAGCATATGATGGCATGCCGGAAACAGGGCCAAATAATGGGTTTCAAAAACAAACAGAAATGGGAAAAATCTCAAATCTTATAACCGATATGACTATAAAAGGCGCTCCCCCAGATAAAATAGAGCGAGCGGTTAAACATTCTATGGTTATAATCGATGCTGAAAAACATAATTTGGATTGGCGACAATCGGCTATAGATAATGATATAGTTTCTTTAAAAAGAGAGTATCAGGGCGGTGCTGCTAAAGGCGCTTCTACTTTAATATCCAGAGCAAGTTCTGATTACAGAGTTAATGAGCGTAAAGAAATTTCTCCAGATAAAAGAACTGGCGAAAGAAGGTATATTGAAACTGGTAGAGAATATCCTAATCGTAAAAAACCTGGAGAAATGCTAAAGAATCAGACACTAACTACCAGAATGGCCGAAGTTAAAGATGCCAGAGAATTGTCTTCTGGAACTACAATGGAAAATATATATGCCGATCACGCTAACAAATTAAAGAAAATGGCCAATCTTGCTAGGAAAGAATCTTTAAAAAAAGATTCTGTACCGTATTCTCCATCTGCTAGAAAGGCTTATTCTACAGAAGTTGCTGCATTGGAATCCGATTTGGCTAATGCTAAAAGAAATAAACCACTTGAACGACAAGCACAGTTAATTGCGAATATTGTAGTAGAGTCAAAAAAGAATGCCAACCCGGATCTAAAACTTAGAGAAAATAGAGATGATTTGAAGAAAGTAGAACAACAAGCATTAAGAGAAGCTAGGCAAAGAACCGGAGCTAAAAAAAATGACATTAATATAACCGATAAGCAATGGGAAGCTATACAGGCTGGTGCAATACATAAAACAAAGCTCGAAGAGATTTTAAAAAATGCTGATTCAGATAGAGTTAAAGAATTAGCATTGCCTAAAACAAAGAAAAAGGTTAATACTTCAACAATATCCAGAATTAAAGGAATGCGAGCAAATGGTGCCACTCAGTCTGAAATTGCGGATGCTTTGGGGTTGAGTACTACTACAGTAAATGAAATATTAAGATCGTAGTCATATTTGTGTAGAGATCTCTATTAAAAATTTTTATAGAGATCTCTACAATGCTTTTTAAATTTTAAAAATACTAAATTGGATATTTTAAAAAATATTTTTATAAAATATCAGATATGAGTTTACAATTTTAAATATTTTGTAAAAACTTTTATGTAATCGGATATTTAAAAACGATATGTTTTATAAAAGTTTTTATAGAATATTAGATTTTGACGAAGAATCGGATATTTTATAAAAATGGAGGTGAATTATTATGTATTCTATGCTAACAACCAGTGATAACCCGTATAACCCGTTTACTCATTTCGATGAGTGGAATGCCTGGGATATTTCACACGGATACCATACATGCGAATATTTAGCTAGAGTTGTTAGGGAATCTCCGGATTTAAGCCCGGCTCAAATACAAGAATCTGTTGATGACGCCATTGACGAAATTATCGATTTCAATCTTACAGGTAATTATATCAGAGTTTATGAAAATACTATGTAGTATATATTTTAAAAAGTGAAAAATGAGAAGTCTTATGAGAAGTCTTATGAGAAGTCTTATGAGAAGTCTTTTGAGAAGTCTTTTGTGAAAAGTCTTATGAGAAGTCTTATGATAAGTCTTTTGAGAAGTTTTTTGAGAAGTTTTTTGTGAAAAGTCTTATGAGAAGTCTTACGAGAAGCCTTATGAGAAGCCTTATGAGAAGCCTTACAATAAGTCATGCGATAAGTCATGCGATAAGTCTTATAATAAGTCTTATGAGAAGTCTTATGAGAAGTCTTATGAGAAGTCTTATGAGAAGTCTTATGAGAAGTCTTTCGAAAAGTTTTGCGAAAAGTTTTGCGAAAAGTTTTGCGAAAAGTTTTGCGAAAAGTTTTGCGAAAAGTTTTTCGAGAAGTTTGCGAAAAGTTTTTCGAGAAGTTTGCGAAAAGTTTTTCGAGAAGTTTTTCGAGAAGTTTTGCGAAAAGTTTTGCGAAAAGTTTTTCGAGAAGTTTTGCGGGAAATCTGGGCGCTAGGGTAGGA